TACTTTGAAAAACCATGACTTGCAAAAGATTGTGGGTCTTTAGATATGCCAAACTCGCCCGCATAGGCGGCTACTGTTCCTAAAAATTGAGTATTACTAGTAACAGGAATAGCACCACCCTCTGCTGAATATATGAAGTTTTTATTTACAGGAGATCTTGATACTTTATCTTCCTGAAATATTACAACCTGAGTGTCATCAACAAATAGTTTTTGCACAGAACCATCTAACGGATCCAAAGAGATTGTTAAGCCGCCCTCAGCCTCGTTAAATTGATTTATATAGTTAATACCAGTTCTAGAGTTTAAAAGCCCGCTAGAGTGGATTAAAGTGTTTTTTCTTCGTTCTTGTGTAAAGTTTTCCTGTACAACAAAAGCTCTAACCCCTATATCAAAAAAAGGTTCATTATAACCTGCTCTTATTCTATTTATTTCTATGTGATTACCAGCAGTAAATGTTAATAATATGCAATTGAAAAAAGATATATCAATAGCTGTAGCCGGTATTTCAGATACAAGACCTCCAGTTGATGTTTCATAGAATATATCTAATTCTGAAGTTACTGGTTCTGTTTCAAATACACATAAACCAGATGTTACAGATCCTCCTGAATTATTTAAAGTTGTAACTAAAGCATTCCCCGATGGATTAGCAATAGATTGCACTTTGGTTAAATTAGCCTGAGGTTTGCTATACACGTTGCCTCCTGATAAAAACTTAGGATATACCGACACATCGCAAGGAGAAATTGTTGCAGATGTACTTGGTGGTATTACCGCTGTCTGGTCTCTTGGTATTTTATTAATATTATCACCTAACCTGCTAACAGTATTAGCTGAAGTTACTTCTGAAATCCAATTGTAATATTCTTGTTCTCTTTGTTTTACAACAACTCTATACGAATAAGCCCAAGATGGTATTTGTGATGTATCAGTAAAAGTTATACGAAGAGCATTAAAAGCTGTTGTAGCATTAGCATCTCCATTTCCTGGATCAACAAATACAGTGTCTGTTCCAGAGCTAGATAATATAACAGGTGATTGTCTACCAAACTTATCAGCTAAAACAATTCCAACCTGATATGTTCTTCTTGATTTAACAGATTGATTTTCTAAAATATTATTTCTAGCAGAAGCTTCTCCTGTTCGTTCTACAGAAAAAGCAATATCGGGTATATCATAATTTTGTAAAAAATTACCGTATACTAATCTACCACCAGCAACTTCTTGTGCTTTTGCTTTTATAGGCACAGAGTCATAAACTCTTGTTAGCTGGTCACCTGGTAATGTTCTAAACGGGTCGGTTGAAGAATATGTAAAGTTAACAAACGGCTCCGTTGTAACATCTTGATCATCAACAACATAAAGAGTTCCTGATCCCGATTCTTTATAAATAAGCTCTACATTCTTTATGCCATAGCCTGTAGGCGTTGGAATTTGGAGTTGAACTTGGTTAATAGCATTAACAAAAGTTTCAATTTCACCAAAATTTGCTAATGAAGAACTTATAGTATCTGTTTCGTTTAATCTTGAAAAAACTATTGGAGAAAATGGAGCTAGTACGCTATATTCATTGTCTTCAAATTGCCATCTATACGAAAATCTAATAAGTTTATCTTCCATAAATGTAGAAGAAATGCTAGATTCTCTTGTAGCCGAAACAAGCGTTGGAGATTCATAAGGAGATAATTTAGCAACAGAAGTTAAATTATCAATATCAGAAGAAGAAGTGTAATACGAAGAATTATTTCTTGCGGTTACTACATTTATTTTTCTAGGATAATTTCTATTATCTGTCCAAAATAATAAATCATCTACAATATTTAATCCAGTTATAGGATATTTTTGATGAAAATTAAGCTGAGTTGATCTTATTAAATCTTTTACTTGCTTTGTTTTTTGATCATATTCAAATATTCCGTGCGAACCAGAATTGGTTTCATCATAAGAATTATTTGATGTTACAAAAAAGTATATTTTTTCATTTCCAGTATCACTAATCTGGCCAATACATATACCATTTGTGATGTATGTTGAAGCAGCTAGCTCGTTGCCTAATAAATTTTCAATAGATCCAACATCTGAACTTTCAGATTGACCAACAGTAATATTAAATCCTTCCCGGTATTCCCCGGGAGGCACTAATCTATCGTCTAAATCTCGGTTCATTTTACCGACATTGAACGTTCTTTTAATTTCTGGCATAAAATTTTAGTGTTTAATCCACTTTGCTTTATTACGCAGTATTTGCGCCATTTCTTTTGTCTTCATATTAGACAATCTAATTTTTGCATTTCGCATTTTAGCGGAAGCTTCTTTTTTGTAAAGCCCAGATGCTCCAGCAGCCGATCCGCGTAATTTAGCTAAATTGTAGAGCATTGAAGCATATATTGCATCTTCTGCTAATTTAGGCACATATACGTTATCAAAGTCACCGTTATCTCCAAGTCCATCTGATATATAAGTTAATGTTATATAGCTGCCTTCTTTAAATGCTGCATCAAAATATATTTTACCAGCTTCTGTATCTAAAACAAAAGATCCGTTTATATTTTGATATTCAGGAGTTGCTCCGTATCGTTGTCTATAATATAAATAATCATCAGTATCAAAATAACCATTATAATAGTCTTGTGCTTGCTCTGCGCTTAATATTTTTGTAGTTGATTGATACTTTTCAATTGTTTCTGAAATTTCTTTAAAAACAATATTACCCTCTTGATCGTATATATATTTGTATTCGTCGTCTTGAGCAACGGATTTATTAGCTTTTGTTGTTCTGCTTGGCTGTATTGGCCGCATAACGCCATTTGAATCAGTATATTCTATGCTAACATAATTCACATAATCTGATGGCAAGGAAATGCTTTTAGTAGGGCTTAGCTCTATTTCTATAGATTTTTCTGAATGGAAAACATCGTAGCTAAACTCTTGTACCGATCTTTGTGCCCAAAAAGCTACCTCATATCTTGGAACTTTTGCTAAAACTTTACCGTCGCCTATATATGCAACCATAAAGTTATTTATTATATCATTTAAGTTCGTTCTACTATAGTAACCCGGTATAGCCAAACCCGTTCCTCCATCTAAAGCGGAGTAATTATTTACGTCTAAAGGTTTTCTTGATATTGCCATTATTGTTCAGTTGCTGCTATTTGTTGTTCTTTTCCTTGCGCAAATCCCGCTACATCAGCCTGTTTAATAACTACCCCAGCGTAAGTTAAAATTTTAACAACCAAGTCATACTCTTCGGAAGGATGTAATTCAAAGTTGTAAGATTTTGCTGAGTTATTATAACTGTCCGTTGATGGATCGAATTGCGTAGAATCATAAATAGGTTTATTAGGTATTCCAGAAGCTATTTGTGAAGCTGTAGGCATAATATATCCCCATTTAGGTCTATTTGGTTTTTTCAAATAATCTATATTAACACCAGATGTTATTGAGCTTGGATATACTTTTATACCGTTATCCGATAGAGTATACACAGGCTGTGTAGCAACAGGTGCCGTCAATGGTGAAAGATTTATATATTTTATATTTTCATGTGAAGTATAATCTGCTATTTTTTCATTAACAGAAACCACCCCTAACCTGTAAAAATTATCAGGGTAAGAAAATATACCATTGGCCAGTGTCAAATCTGAGTTTGCATAGAATTCATTAATCTTCTCAGACGTGTTTAATATAGGATCAGCAAAATCACTTGCTAAATTTGCATTTAACTCATAAGATGATTGCTTTCTAAAATAGCTTTCAAATATTTCATTTTGAGCTTGATTAGCTAATCTATTAAACTCTTCTGGCGTTATATATCCACGATTGTCTTTATTGGTAATGACCAATACGCTATTGTAGACGTTATCTATATTTACCATTTATATTTATTTGTGTTATTAGTTGATGGTAAGTTGATTTCTCACTTACCACCTGGTAGTTATGAAAGCTTTTTTGTTATAGACTTCATTAAGTCTACACCTTCATCTGTTTTAAAATATTGTGCTAACGCTCCGTATGGGTGTTGCTCAAATGGTACTGTTAAAACTTTTTTACCATTAGGAAACTTAAATACAGTATTGTCGTCAGTAAGTTGTAATAAACCTACTTCAACTGCTCTGTTTGCAAGATTTCTTAATTTAATATCTTCATCCTCACATAATTCTAAAAATAATGTTGGATTAGATTTGGCAAATTTATATGCATCTCTCTTTAATTCTTTTGAAGATAATTTTGAAACACCGGATCCAATTTCTGTTCTCATTATTGCTTCTAAATGTTCAATATCAATTTCGTGAACCATATTTAAAGCTTCTAATTCTAATTCTAAAACATCAATTTCATCTTCTGCTTCCTGTACATTATCAACCTCCTCCCAAAGTTGCCCTTTTGAAGGATGGTATAAAGAAAGTAATTTTTGTAAATTTTGTTGTTCTTTTGGAACATACATAACGCCATCTAAAAATACAGCATGAGATAAAGTAACAGCTCCGTCTTGTTCGTCTACAAATAAAGACCTTTGGTTCGTAGCATATCTAATTTCTCTATTTATACCGTTTTCTTCGTCAAACCATAATAATGGTTTTCTTGCGGTATGTTTTGTTTGTATTGTCCAAGATATTGGAGACCTACCGCCTGTAAGTACGTATGTTCTATCTTTTATTTCCCATCCTTTTTCAATAGATGGAACTTTTGTTTTTGTTGTAGTCATGATTAAATAATATAAAATAAGAATACTGGGCCCCGAAGGGCCCGCATTCTATAGTTAAAAAACTTATTAAGCTTTAAATAATACGAAGTTATTTGCAGCTTGAGTAACAAGACATCTTTCAGTAAGATAGTGCATTCTCATTTCGTCAATATCTGAGCTAGAAGCACCTCCAACAGATCCAGTAATCCAAGATTTCATTTTTCTGTTATCAGTTTCTGAAGCTCTATATCTTACGTGTAAGAATGGACGCTTAATGTTTTGACCAAGATTTTGATCATAAACAGTTGAAGTACCAGCAGGTACTAAAACACCTTCAATGTCACCAAAACCTCCACGAGTTGACCAGTCGTTTAAGTATTTCCAGTCAGTTTTGTAGAAGTCATAAGATCCTCTGCGGTATCCAGTGAACCCTAATGTAAGGGCCATATCTTCACTGTTGTTAAATACTCCATAAGAAGTACCACCAGAGTAGCCACCGTTTTGCTGAGCTAAGATGTCATCAATTTCTAAAGAAAGATCACGATTTAAGAAAAGCATGTTTTCTTCAATTGCCCCTTGCTTGTCTAATTGCTTAAGCACAGCGTCAAAGTCAGTTAATGCTCCTCCACCTGAAGCTTGAGCTCCAAATCCAGAATACACATTACCTCTTTCTTCGATAGCATCAAAGAAACCTTGAGTACCTCTTGCATTCTGAGCAGCTAAGCTACCGCCAAACGTTCCAAGAGCAATATTAGATCCGCCAGATGCTTTTTCAACACCTTCAACCATAGCCATTTCTACGTAGTCTTCCCAACGTAGTCTGTTTTCGTGCTCAGATTTTAAGTACCATAAGTATCCGTCGGCTCCATTTTCAGAAGTTACTTCAATCCATCCGATTTGAGCAGTGTCAGAACCGTTGATTGAATAGTGCTCTTTCATAATGATAGGAGCATTTGTAAATGTTGCATAGCTAGGATCTAGTTTTTCAGTAAAGTTTCCAGTTCCTTTTGCAAATTCAGATCCATAAACTAAAGCAGTAACTCTTTCTGCGGCAGTAACTCCAGCATGAGCTTTGTACGCTTTAATTTGGAAACGAACATCAGATACAGCAGTAACAACACCTTTGATTACAGCAGCGCTTCCACCTACAGCAGAAGTTGCAGATGTTTGAACTTGAATCATAGCAGTTTGTCCTACTTTGAAGTTACAGTTACCAGTTGTGGCAGATGTTAATCCAGCGCTAGAAGGCTGAGATGGAATTTCAAAGTTTAATACTCCACCCGCAGTTCCGCTAGCTGCAATAACTGAAGCTGCTCCAGCGGCGGGCATGGTAGCTGCAGTTCCTTTAGGAAGTACATTTACATAACGAGTATGTAATCTACCTTGCTCAGTCCAGATAATTTGATCTGAAGTTGAAGGCATCTCTGCAGATACCATTCTTAAAAATGATCCGATTGAACGATTTCCGTAACGCTCTACTTCTTTTTCGTATACATCGGGTAAAAATTGTTGTGTCCATTGATCGTGCGAAGCTGCAGTGAAATCAATATAGTTCCCAGCATATAATGTTTTAGACTGGGTTGGTTGTAATGCGGCAGGAATGCCACTAGTAAAAGCCATTTTGTTTGATTTTAAGTTGTGTTATTTATTCCATTTAATGCGCAACTTATCAGAAGAATTACCAGATACAACTCTAATCTTATCACCATATTCTGTTTTTATGGTTGAATTATCGGTTCGAGGGTCCATATTAATATTTTTAGCCTGCTTAGCAGCTTCTTTTATAGCGTCGGCACGGCCTTGCTCATAAAAGTGATTTGCAATCTTATCTGCATTTTTTGCAGCAAATAAAGCTCTATGATACCCTTGGGCATCTGCTACGCTCCCGTCGTCACCTAAAAATTCATTAATAAAATTAGAAATATCTGATTGATATTGTTTTACTTTTTCTGTATTATCTACTTTAAACCTATATTTGTTTTCTCCGACCTTAAAATCAAAACCTTTGAAATTATCGTTGAAAACTTTGTTTGTTTTTTCAATAAATTGTTTTTGAAGATTATTATACTCTTCTGTTTGTTGCTTAGAATTATTATAATATTCCATTGCTTCAACATACTCAGGAGCAACACTTTCTTGCTTTCTTAACTTAAGATCGGCATAGTATTTCTCTTTTGCACTATTGAAATATCTTTGGGCATTATATAATTCTTCTTTATATGCTAATTGCTTAGCTTTAATTTCTGACGGATCATCCGTCTCTTCATCATATGCAAAATTTTTGTTGAATAAAAAATCAACATCATCCGCATCTAAATGAGGTTTTGTATTTTTATAATATTCTCTTAGCAAAGTGGTATTATCCATTTTAGTAACGTCCCTGTTTAGATTAACATAATCTTCTACAGTTCCGCCAGTTTCTTCCATGAATTGAACCAACTTTTCTACGTTTTCAGGAAGCTGCATTTGCGGCTGATCCTGGATTGGTTTTTCTTCAACAACTTTTTCAACTTGTTGAGGTTCTTCTTTTAATTCTTCTTGTGGCTCTTCGTTAACAAGCTCTAAAGGAGAATCACTTATTTCTTCTTTTTCTTCTTCTTCTTTGACGGGCTCTTCTGTATTTTGCTCCCGTATTTCTTCGTCCACTTTTTCGCTATCTCCGGCTCCATCGCCCACAGATACGCTCTCTGTTTCTTGCTCTTGAACGGCATCTTCTTTTGTTGTTGGTGGTTTGTCTAAATTAACTCTGTAAACTCCGTCGTCCTGTAGTCCGTATTCTTTATCTACAGTACCTTCCTCTACAGCTTGTTCTAAAACCGCAGCTTCTTTTTCTTGTAACGTTTTTTCTTGTGTGTCGTCCGCTACGCTAACATTAATTTGATCGTCCATAATTGTATATAATAAAATAGTTTAAATAGTTTTATCTTGGTTCAAATCGTGATAAATCAAAACCGCCTAAAACATCGTTACCTTTAGATTCAAAGGATTTTTGTGGCTTACCTGAATCAGGCGGGCCAGAAATTTTTGAAGCACTAATTTTTGCATTAGCTACTTCTTTTTGTGTACTAGTTTGTTTTTCTACTAATTCTTTTTGTGCTTGTAACTCAAGCTCTTTTAACTTAACATTTAAATCAAATTCATATTGCATCAATTCTCTTTTAGTTCTAGCCTCAACTTCCATTTTTTTAATTGAAAGCTCATTTTCAGCTGTTGATACTTGAATTTTTGATTCAGTTTTAATTTGTTCTGCCTGAGCTTTTGCTTGCTCAACAACAACTTGCGCTTGTCCCTGTGCTTCTGCCTGGGCCGCGCTAGCCGCCTGAGCCTGAGCTTGATCAGCTTGCTGTTTTTTAATTCTTCTAAATTTAAGCAATTGATTAGCTAATTTTGTATTGTTAATTTCTCTAATATCAATTGCGTCTTCTAAAAATATACTATTTTGAGCTAATGCTGTTTGTATATTAGCCTCTAATAATTGTTTTTCTTCTTGATCTGGTTCTAATTCTAAGAATATACCAAAATCATGCATGTGAAGATTTTTTAGTTCTTCCAGCGAACCTACTGTAAATCTGCCTAATGCAGTAATAAAAGCT